GACCTCGTCGATCACCTTCTGCTCCTCCTTCTTGAATTCTTCCATGTCGTCAGGATACACAGGAGTCTCGTCCTCGTAGTACTCCTGATACTCGTCTGCCCACATCTCCCATGTCTCTCTAGTCATCGTCTGTATCTCCTGAAAAATCATCGTGATAGGGGTCGTCTTCGTAAACCGTAGGACTTAACCCAAAAGTATACTCGTATATAAGCCACAGCGGAACCCACAGCGGCGAAGTTATTGCCCATATAAAAAGCTTCACTCGTCAGGTTCTCCCTTGATGTATAGCCACAACGTCAGTAAACCACCCGTTGACAGTAAAAACACCACGTCCCACCACGGTTGCCATTGTTCAAACACGTTTAAACCCCCTTATGAATCGCATGAATCGATAGAATAAACCACGGTTGCGGTCTGTGTCAAACCTCGACAGCTTATCGCGTAGTGTGCAGAGTAGACGCGAGTAGTTGTTCACGGTGTATTCTGGGTATCTGAAGCCCTTACGCCCGTCGTAGATGTCCCAGACGTGGCTCTCGTGGTTATACCAGATTGTGTAGTTTCCGAATGTCATGCTGTCACCTCGTTTGCGCTGTAGAAAAATATAGACTGCAATACAGTGTCGTCCGATAGACAAACGGCTTTTGGAAACATTCCGTCGTCCTCTAAGCAAGACCCCAAAGCGGCGCAGTCCATAGTATAAACGTCGTCTTTCATGTTATCGCAAATGTGCGAGGCGATAGCGTACCGGCCAGAAACAAACTCTAGCCACCCTAGCTCTGCATCTGTGAGTCTATATTGCTCCCCGTCCTCTAACTGATAGTGGAAGTTCTCAAAGTCACCGTCTTGTGCCCGCAGGCTGTCGTGTGTGTGAATCATGCTACTACCTCCCCGTCAATGTAGATGTCGCCTTTGCGTGTGCATACGTCAATACCTAATGCTCTCAGGCGGCTCATAGTGGTACGTGTGGGCCATGCAATCAGGGTTGATAGCACGGGCCTAGCTATACCGAAGTCGTCTACTGTGGCGATTAGGTGCCCGTGTAGGTACACCCGTGAAGTGTCGTCCTCACGTAGATACGTCACCATAGTGTTTGCTAGCGCCCAGTTTTCGTTGCGGTTGATTGCCGCGATCATTTGCTTCTCTATCTGTCTCATGTGTCAATGCCTCCAGTGGCTCGTGTGTTGACGTGTGTGTGTTAACTCACTGCTGGACACTCTAGTGAATACCCAGCGATTAGTCAACGATTACCAGATGTTCAGTTCTGGATCGATACCAAGCGCCTTGAGCGTCTCAATATCGTTTAAAAGTCGCTCTCTATACATCTCCCTTAGCTCCCCTGCCTTGATGTATTCGTCGCTACCGTACTCAGTAGCTATCCGGATGTCGTTCTGCCCATAAAAGCTAGAGTAGTTTACAGCGATTGACTTAACTAACTGTCCAATTGTTTTCATGATAATGATTCTCATTTAGGGGGTGGCCTCTGTCCCCCGTCGCCATGTGTGTATACTCGTCTATCCAGCCCAAGATGTAAAGAGTAAATAATACCACAAATAAACTATTGACCGCATTGGTTGACGTATGCTACTCGCATGTGCGCGTGTAATAGAAGGTAGGTCTAGAGGGTCCAACATAAGTTCACACACTTGTCAACTCATGCAAAACCCATGCCAACTCTGCTCGCTACTACATAAGCCCGCCCATGTCAACCCATGCAACAATCGTGCCAACTCTAGTCGCTACCATAGGCCGCGCCCTGTGTCAACCTTTGTTGAAACCCGCGTAAACAAAGGGGTCGGGGGAGGGGTTGACTTGTGTTTAACTTTTGTAGTAGCTACCTAGACACAAAATAGGTTAAAATTAGGAAAATTACCCTTAAATTAAACTCGTGTAACCCCTTGTTTTTACTCGTGTTTACACTTCTACTGCTTTTACCTCTAAAATAGCTTGACTTTTGTGTAGACTTATGTTATACTATTGTTGTATTAAGGGACAATTTTTATTATGACCACTGAAGTTAAAAAAAGAGGTCGTGGTAGACCCCGGAAGTCAGAAGTTGCTGCTGTAAAGCCCGGAAACAAGGGCGTAGTGGGCCGACCTAAGGGTGACGCAGCGATAATTAACGAGTACAAAGCTAGGATGTTGGCTAGTCCTAAGTCACGTAAGGTCCTAGAGACTATTTTTGATGCTGCTTTGGACCATGACCATAAGAATCAGGCTGCTGCTTGGAAACTTGTGATGGACCGTATACTACCTGTAGGTGCTTTTGAAAAAGAAGTAGTAAAAGACGGTGGTAGGAACGCTATACAGATCAATATTAGTGGCGTAGGTACTGCTGAAGTTACAACACCTAGTATAATCGAAGGAGAAATAGTAGAAGATGGCTCTTAAGCATTTCACTAGAGAAGAATTCGATTGTCAGGAATCAGGCACCAACAACATGGAACAAGAGTTCCTAGAGAAGTTAGACGAGTTAAGGGCATACTGTGGATTTCCTTTCTTCATTACTAGCGGATACAGACACCCGACACTGCATTCAATAGAGCGTAAGAAAGAGGTTCCCGGAACTCATGCCCAAGGGATCGCAGCGGACATAAAAATAACAAACGCTGCGGATCGCCTTAAGCTTGTCAATAGTGCTCTTAAATTAGGGTTTACAGGCGTAGGTATTGCCAAAGACTTTATCCATGTAGACACTAGGGGCACTACTCCTGTTATGTGGACGTACTAGTGGATTTAGACATTGAATTACTGCCGTGGCAACAAGAGGTCTGGGCAGACGACACTAGATTTAAGATAGTTGCAGCGGGTAGACGTACTGGTAAGTCCAGACTAGCTGCTTGGTTGTTAATAGTAAATGCGCTACAGGCAGGCAAGGGTCATGTATTTTACGTCGCACCTACTCAGGGACAAGCCAGAGACATTATGTGGCAAACCCTTTTGGAACTGGGAAATCCTGTTATTAGTGGTAGTCACATCAATAATCTGCAAATTAAGCTTGTCAATGGAGCAACCATTAGCCTTAAGGGTGCCGACAGACCAGAGACAATGCGAGGTGTCAGCCTCAAGTTTTTAGTGCTGGATGAGTACGCAGACATGAAGCCTGACGTATTTGAGCAGATCCTGAGACCTGCGTTGGCCGACCAAAAAGGCTGTGCAATGTTCATAGGCACACCAATGGGAAGAAACCACTTTTATGACTTATACAAGTATGCAGAGATAGATGATGACCCTACGTACAAAGCTTGGCACTTTACTTCATACGACAACCCTTTGCTTGATCCGGGTGAAATTGACATTGCCAAAAAGTCCATGTCGTCTTATGCGTTTCGTCAGGAATTTATGGCGTCGTTTGAAGCTCGTGGGTCAGAAATGTTTAAGGAAGACTGGGTTAGCTTTGGAGAAGAGCCTGACGAGGGTGACTACTATATTGCAATCGACTTGGCAGGCTTTGAAGAAGTAGGCAAGAAACGTACAAAGAACACCAAGCTTGACGAGACTGCTATATCTGTAGTTAAAGTAGGAAACAACGGGGACTGGTTCATAGAAAACATTATATACGGGCGTTGGACACTAGATGAAACGGCTATCAAGATCTTCCAAGCTGTGCGTGATTATAGCCCTATTTCTGTTGGCATCGAAAGGGGAATTGCAAAACAGGCAGTTATGTCACCCCTTATGGACTTACAAAAGAAGTACGCACAGTTTTTTAGAATTGAAGAGTTAACACACGGTAACAAAAAGAAAACAGACAGGGTAATGTGGGCGTTACAAGGCAGGTTTGAAAACAACACCATTACTTTAAACAAAGGCGAGTGGAATAGTAGATTCTTAGACCAACTGTTTCAGTTCCCTGATCCATTGACGCATGACGACTTAGTTGACTCTCTTGCGTACATAGATCAATTAGCTAACGTCCCTTACGGTATAGGGGACATAGAGTTCGATGAACCTGAAATTTTAGACATTGTAGCAGGATACTGATATGACTGAACTATATGAACAAGACCCATTGATGATCCAAGAGTCTCTAGAAGATTGGGTTATAACTAAGTGTGAAGATTGGAGGGATAACTACGAAAGCAATTATGAACAGAAATTTGAAGAATATTATAGATTATGGCGTGGTCAATGGAGTGCTGCTGACAGTGAGCGTGGGTCTG